CCGCTGAAGGTCAAAAGTTCTTTAACTTCTACGAAAGTAAGGGATGGATGGTAGGAAAGAATAAGATGAAGGATTGGAAAGCCGCAGCGCGTAACTGGATAACTTCAAGTCAAGACAAACTCAAATCAAACGACACCAATGGAAAACTTACCACAAGAATTTCAAGACAAGACGCAGCCGCCCTCCTTGATTCCGCAGTCGGTAAAAGGAATTGATCGAAAGATATTCGAGGCAAAGAATAGTAAGTTACTAATTGAATGTGACCAATACGAGTTCAATCAATTAGTATTGAAGATTTGCGCTTTGATTGGGTGCAGTCTACCAAGTCCCGAAAGCGCGGCGCAACTGTTCGCGTGGTGCTGCGACAATTACATGGGTATCACTTCAAAAGGTTTTGAATTGTCTTTTGGATTGAATGCAGCGGGCACAATGCCGTCTAAGATAAACCACTTTGGCAGCTTCGACGCTTCGTTTATTGGTGATGTGTTGGCTCAATATTCAGAGATGCAAAGAAAAGCCAACCAACAAGCGCAAAAGACGGTTCACGAGGATCATGCGGTTGCGTTATTGGATTCACCAATGAATAATGATGCACGAGAACAAATGCTTCTCGACCATATTGAGGCGGTTAAAAACGAAAAGTATATACTACCTGAATTGATGGGAGCAACTATGTTTGATTGGCTATTGAAAAGCGGCAAACTAGATACCGATACAATACCTATGGAGTTAAATATAGCGTGGAAGAAAAAAGCCCGTGGAATTATCTTCGAAGAAATGCGTATCAATACTGCGAAATGGAATCGAATAGAACAAACACGGGGGCTTGAATATCAAAGAATCACAAATGCCATATTCTGCGAGTTCAAAAGACTGGCTTACATTTGGTTTATCAAATCACAAATTAAATAACATAGAAATGAACTATTCAGAATTTTTAGAATCAAAGCAAAAGTCTATATCCGTTTCGGGTTTTGACACTGATGAATTAAACACTAACCTATTCCCATTTCAACAATTTATTGTAAAACGCGCTCTTAATTGTGGCAAGTATGCAATATTTGCCGATTGTGGTCTTGGTAAAACATTGATGCAATTAGAATGGGCATATAGAGTTAGAAATTACACAAATAAACCAGTTCTAATTTTAGCACCATTAGCGGTTAAAGGACAAACCATTCAAGAGGCTGCTAAATTTGGTATATCATTAGACGGTATTGATGTGCAGAACTACGAGCAGCTTGACAACATTGATTGCTCTGTTTATTCTGGTGTCGTGTTGGATGAGAGTTCAATACTCAAGAACTTTGAAGGATCTATAAAGAAGTTGATCATTGACAACTTCAAAAACACTCCGTATAAATTAGCATGTACAGCAACACCATCACCTAACGACCCAATGGAACTAGGTAACCATTCAGAGTTCTTGGACGTTATGAGCCGCGAGCAAATGTTGGCTATGTACTTTGTGCATGATGGTGGTGAAACGGCTAAATGGAGATTGAAAGGACACGCGATAGAGTCTTTTTATAGATTTGTAGGCACATGGGCTATTATGCTTAACAAGCCTCACGATATCGGATTTCACATGGATGGGTATGGTTTACCTTCTTTGAACATTATCGAAGAAATGATTGAAACCCCTAAGCGTAATAACGGTCAACTGTTCAACGATGCGATTATCTCAGCCACTAATTTCAACGAAGAATTAAGAAACACAAAAACAGAGCGATTGAATCGGGCTGCTGAAATAGTCAATAGCCGAATGGATGAGAATTTCATTGTGTGGATTAAACAGAATGAAGAAGGGGATATGCTTAAAAAAATGATTCCAGACGCGATTGAGGTAAAAGGTTCTGATAGTCCAGAGTATAAAGAAAAGATGCTTCTTGGATTTGCAAATAATGAGTTTCGTGTATTGATTACCAAAACTAAAATAGCACAATTTGGATTGAACTATCAAAATTGCAGGAATCAAGTATTCGCGTCGCTTGACTTTTCATTTGAGGGGCTATATCAAGCTATTCGCCGTTCTTATCGTTTCGGTCAAAAAAACGAAGTGAACATCCATTTGATCACTACTGACACAATGGCAAACGTAAAAACATCAATTAACAATAAACAAAAACAATTCGAGAAGATGCAAGACGAAATGAGCAAATCAATAAATATAGACCTTACAAGCGATAAAATGTCGGTTGGTGGTTTTGAAAATGAGATAGTTCGTAATGAACATTACACTATTCAAAGAGGGGATTGTGTTCAACTTATTAAGCAAGTAGATGATGAATCGGTTGGATTATCTGTATTCTCACCTCCATTTGCAGAACTATACACGTATTCATCTCATGTGGAGGATATGGGCAACTCTAAAGATTATAACGAGTTCCTTACTCAATTTGGATTCCTTGTTTCGGAACTATTTAGAGTTACAAAGCAAGGCAGGAATGTAGCTGTTCATTGCATGGATCTACCTATTCAAAAAGGTAAAGAGGGGTATATTGGGCTTCGTGACTTTAGCGGGCTATTATTGACTGCTTTTCAATCTGCGGGCTTTGTGTATCATTCTCGTGTTACTATTTGGAAGGATCCAGTTGTTGAGATGCAAAGAACCAAAGCATTAGGATTGCTTCATAAGCAAATCAAGAAAGATAGCACAATGAGCCGCGTAGGTATTCCAGACTACGTTATGATATTTAGAAAGGACGGCGACAGAACCGATCCAGTAACGAATACTGATTTGCCAGTAGATTTGTGGCAAAAGTACGCTAGTCCCGTTTGGATGGATATTGATTACGGCAACACGTTGCAGGGATTTAGAAATGGTAGAGATGAGAAGGACGAGAAGCACATTTGCCCATTGCAACTAGATACCATTGAAAGACTTATTCATTTGTATTCAAACAAAGGAGATACTGTTCTGACTCCATTTATGGGGATTGGATCTGAGGTTTTTCAAGCTGTAAAAATGAATAGAAAGGGCATTGGTTTTGAGTTGAAAGAGAGTTATTTTGATTTGGCGAAAAAGAATATTGATGCCGCTGTTGAAATGAAAAAACAAGCTACATTATTCTCATGACCTACTACAACACCACCAACGAGATAGGCGCGGAATTGTCCGCGTCTATTCAAAAGAATGAGAAACAAGAAGTTGTCATTCTCGAACTATTCAAGAAGGTTGCCGAATGGCAGCCGTCCCATATTTTTGAGTTACTAGGTAAATATCCAATCACTTCGATTCGTAGGACATTGACTGACTTAACCGCGCAAGGGTTTCTAATCAAGTCCGAAGTTAAAATGATGGGTATGTATGGAAAGAAAGAACACGTTTGGAAACTAAAGAGTGAATGATTGAACCAATACTCATTGAACCTGAATTAGCGCCTAAGCAAGAAGAGGCGTTGGAGATACTTTCGCAGCGTTCTCCCGTGAAGATTTTAACATATGGTGGCGGTGTTGGGGGGTTGAAATCTAGCACTGGTGTACTGTTTCAGATATTTAAGCGGTTAATGTATGCAGGTTCAAGGGGTGTTATTGGGCGTTCAGTTTTGAAAGATATAACCGAAACAACTCTAGTCACTTTCTTCGAAACGTGTCAGCGTCTAGGATTGAAACAAGGGTACCACTATACCTATAATCAACAATCTTATGACATTACTTTCTTCAATAAGTCTAAAATACTTTTGAAGCAATTAAGTTATGAACCGTCCGACCCGAACTACGAACGTTTTGGATCGCTTGAAATTATGGATGTGTTTGTTGATGAAGCAGGACAAGTACAAAAGAAAGCTATTGAAATTTTAAGTTCTCGTTGCCGCCACAAGTTGACTGACTTTTGCCCTCATTGTCGCGCTGAAGGATTGAATAGAGGTGAGGTAGCAGAATATGATAATGATGAACGATTCCCGTTTCCGAAACCCGTAAAATGGATTTGCTCACAATGTGGTATTGTAACGGGCGGTTTGATTCCTAAAATACTTCTGACTTGCAACCCGAACAAAAACTTTCTTTATACTGATTACTATTTGCCATCAACTAAAGGAGAGTTGCCAATGGACAAGGCATTTATTCAGTCACTATATTTTCACAACCCGTGGTTATCGCAGGAATATATCGATGGTCTAGATTCGCTTTCTGACTACGATAAAAAAAGGTTGAAAGATGGTGACTGGAATTTTGACGACGACAGTGATAAGTTATTCAACACATTCAATCTAAACCAAATGTTTAGAAATGAGATTGTGGGGGACGGGACTTTCTATATCACTGGCGACATTGCACGATTCGGACGCGATAAAACTATTTTGATAGTTTGGAACGGTTGGACTATTGTAGAAATGGTTGAACTTGTCAGAAGCGGAATAGTTGAAACAAGTACACGGATTCAAGAATTAGTTAAGCAGTACAATGTTAGGTTGTCAAATGTTCTCCTGGATGAAGATGGGGTTGGAGGCGGTGCGGTTGACATAACCAAAGCGCGGGGTTTTATGAACGGATCAAAAGCGGTTCACTCGGATAAGTATGTGAACTTGAAAACCGAATGCTACTATAAATTAGCTGAAGTAATTGAGAACGGAAAGTTGAGTATATTAGCAGCATCAAATAAGGAGCGTATAATCAAAGAGTTGGAAACAATAAAGCGGTATAGGTCGGATGCGGATTCAAAGAACCGTGTAACACCGAAAGAAGAAATCAAACGCATTCACGGATTTTCTCCCGACATAGCCGATTCAATGATGATGCGAGCCTATTTTGATTTGAAGCCGAACCGAGGCAATTATGTTTTAC